GGAGATCTACGACCCCCGCAACTCACCGAGCTCGTCTCGCCGCTTCTACCTGAACCAGATTGTCGCCGCCGAGGACGCCTGGATCGATCCGTTTCAGTACGACGCTCTCGGTCCCCAAGGCGATGAGACGGCGACGCCCCTGGAGGATGGCGACGAAGTCGCTCTCGGTCTTGACCCGTCGAAATCCGACGACCACACCATTCTCACCGCCGCTCGTATCGAGGATGGCTATACGGTCACCCTCCGCGCATGGGATCCCGCCAAATATGGCGGAGAGGTCCCGCGAGATCAGCTTGACGAGGCGGTCGAGGCCGCCCATGAGAAATATCGAGTCGTCGCCTTCCGCTCTGACCTCCACCCGCTGGAGTCCTATGTCGACAAATGGGCCGAGAAGTATGGGCGCACCTACGTGGTCAAGGCGTCCCCGAAGCACGCGATTGCATGGGATATGCGGGCGCTTAAGAAGGAGACCACGATCGAGGTCGAGCGTCTCTACGACGAGATCATGGAGGGTGCGTTCCAACACGACGGGCACCCGCTGGTGCGCCAGCACTTCCACAACGCCCGTCGCCGGCCGGATCAGTGGGGCGTCAACGTTGGCAAGGAGCATCGCGAGTCGGCCCGCAAGGTCGACGGAGTGTTCTCGACGGTGCTGGCGCGGAGCGCCCGGAGGGCGGTGCTGACGAAACGAGGCGGGCGCCGAGGTAAGGCAAAGGTCCAGGTTCACGCAGGCTGAGAGGGGGAAGCAAATTGGCGGATGGCAAGCTGCTCAAGCCCGACCAGGCGATCGAGCAGGTCAAGGAGCTGCACCCCCTCCACCGTGGCGAGCGCGAGGAACTCGATCTCCTTCGACGCTACTGGAAGGGTCGCCAGAAACTTCCCGCGGTCATTCCCGCCGGCACCCCGGGAGAGGTTCGGGTGATGGCTCGCAGCTCGCGCGTCAACGTGATGCCGATCGTCATCAACTCGCTGGTGCAGGCCACCTACGTGGACGGCTATCGCTCCAAGATGGAGAGTGACAACCAGGCAGTTTGGGATGCGTGGCAGGCAAATCGAATGGACGCTCGGCAGGCAGCGATTCACCGCGCTGCCTATGCCTACCGTGTTTCCTACGCCGTGGTAATGCCAGGAGACCCCGAGCCAACCATCCGGGGGGTGTCTCCGCGAAACGGGATGGCTGTCTACGGCGAGGATCCCGACTGGCCGATGTGGGCGCTCGAGCGACCCGATCCGCGGCAAAACCTTTGGAAGCTTTTCGACGACAAGGCCGTCTACTACGTCCAGTACGACGCATCGGCGTCCAAGCCAGCCGAGTTCATCGAAGCGCGGGAGCACGACTTGGGGGTTGTGCCCTGGGTCCGCTATCTCGATGAGCATGATCTGGACGAGGAAGACGAGGTGGAGCCTGTGGATGGTCGCGAACTCCGCATCCCGACCGGCGGTCAGATCGCGCCGCTGATGCCCTTGCAGGACCAAATCGACCTCACGACCTTTGGCCTCCAGATCGCGCAGCACTACACGGGCTTTCGCCAGCGCTACATCATCGGCTGGGTTGGGGAGACCGAGACGCAGACGCTGAAGGTCGGGGCCTCCCGGGTGCTTGCCATCAAGAGCGATGATCCCGAAGGTGACAAGGACATCAAGGTCGGCGACTTTGCGCAAACCGAGTTGCGTGGCTTCATAGAATCGCGCGAGTCCTCGCTTCGCCACACTGCGACGCTCTCGCAGACCCCGGTATATGAGGTGGTTGCTGGAATGGCCAACCCGCCGTCTGCCGAGGCGTTGGTCGCTCTCGACATGAGCCGGGATCGCAAGATCGGGGAACGGCACATGAGCTTCGGCGAGAGCCATGAGCAGACCTTCTCCCTCGTCGCCCGCGCGAAGGGGATATCGATCTCCTCCGATGCCGAGGTCAAATGGCGCGATACCTCCGCTCGGGCCTTTACCACGGCCGTCGAAGGGTTGGCCATCGTTGCTGAGAAACTGAACGTTCCCGTTAAGGAGCTGTGGGAGCGCATCCCCGATGTGACGAGGCAGGAGCTTGAGCGCTGGAAAGCGGCTGCGCAGGAGGACTCATCCTTCGACCGTCTCGCGGCAGTGCTCGACCGCCAGGCTGCGTAGAAGGTGGCCCGCTCGGAGGCCGGATCGCTGCTGACCGAGCGCCACCGGCAGGCGCAGCTACAGATCCGCGCTCGAGCCCTCCAGGACTACCTGCGCCTGTGGCCGATCTGGGAGGGTGACGAAGAATCCTTCGGCCAACTCGTCTTAGCTTCGATCACGGTGACTCGGGCCTACAACGGCCTCTCTGCCTCCCTTGCCGGCAGCTACTTCACGAGCTTCAGGCTGGCAGAGGGCGTGAGAGGCGAGGCGATTCCTCGATTGGCAGGACTGATAGACGAGGGCAAGGTTGCCGCAGGGCTGATCGTTACCGGCCGGAAAGCGGTGAAGTCGGCTCTCGACTCTGGAAAGGCGCCGCAGGAAGCAAGAGAGACCGCGCTTGTGCGGACCTCCGGCAGCGTCTCACGTCACGTCTTGAACGGGGGTCGGGAGACGATTCTTCAGTCCGTCAAGGAGGACAAGGAGGCCCTCGGCTGGGGGCGAGTCACCGATGGCGACCCTTGTGCCTTTTGCGCGATGCTGGCTGGCCGCGGTCCGGTCTACGAAGAGGACACGGTCGCCTTCGAGGCGCACGACGAATGCGGGTGCGGGGCTGAGCCCGTCTACTTCCGCGATGCGCCTTGGCCGGGGCGAGCCCGTGAGTTCCACGACATGTACAACGAAGCAATCTTGGAGGCGCGAGAGGCCGACGAACTGGACCTCTCGCAAAAAAATTACCTCCTAAACGCCTTCCGCCGGTACTACGACCGCCAGCGAGCGCAGGCGACCTAACCGGCATCCGACTTCGCGCTGAACGCGCGAGTCCGTATGCGCAGCGGTCCGAGAGGAACGTGCGTGAACCCCGTGCACCCGAAAGGCGCACCCAAACGAAGGGGGCCTAGATGGCCGACGAGAGCACCGAGACCGAGGAGACGACTGAGGTCGAGGAGACCGAGGACTCAACGGAGGAGAGCACGAGCGAGGAGTCAGAGCAGGAGGAGGCCACCGAGAAGACGGTCAAGTCCGGCGACGACTGGGAGGCGAAAGCCCGCAAGCGGTCAATCACGATCACGACTGAGCGCGAGGCGCGAAAGGCCGCCGAGGCGAAAGTCAAAGAGTTCGAAGACGCCAACAAGTCGGACAGCGAAAAGCTCACCGACAAGGCGACCACTGCGGAGAAGGAAGCGGCCGAGGCTAAAGCTGAGGCGGCGAAGCTCCGCGTGGCAATCAAGTACGACCTCAGCGAGGAGGATCTCGACTTCCTCGGCAGTGGTGATGAGGAGGAAATCGAGGAGCGGGCCGAGCGGCTGTCAAAGCGCCTGAGCCCCCAGAAGGGCGACGAGGAGACCGAGGAGGAAAAACCCGAGGTTAAGCGTCGACCCGTCGAGAAGACGAAGCGCACCGGCGCAACGTCTCGCAGGGAGCCCGAGGAGATGGACCCGGACAAGTTGGCCGAGGCCGTCCCTTCTCAGGGTTTCTAGTCCGTCTCGTTTAGCACCGCCATTGGGTGGTCGCTCGCGAGCACCTCTACAAGATAGGAGCGATCGCCAATGGCGAATGCATTTGAGAATCCCCAGAAGCTGACCAACCAGGGACTTGGTCTACTCAAACGGAAGTTGATCCTGCCCCGTCTCGTCATCCGGAAGGGGATTGACGAATACAAAGGCGCGAAAAACTCGACCGTGGACATCAAGATTCCGTCGATCCTGACTGCTCGCGAGTACGAATGGCGTACCCGCAACACCGCGATCACGACCGATGATCTCGAAGAGTTCAGCATTCCGGTCAAACTCGACAAGCACCCCTACAGCGCCGTCGGCCTCACGGACGAGGAGCTGACGCTGGACCTGGAATCGTGGGGCGAACAGGTTGCCCGTCCGCAGACCGAAGCGGTGGCGGAGAAACTGGAGAGCTACGTCGCCGTTGCGATGGAAAGCGAT